TGCTTGACTGAACCTGCTATGGCAAAAATAATTGCAGATAAAGAGCAGGAAGAACAACGGTGCCAACTAAGATTGGGCGAGCAGAAAGAGAAACTTGAAGCAAAGTTCAATCTTGAGATTGGCAACCTAAAACTTAGAGTTGACTCACTTGAGAAAGAACTTAAGGACACCATTGCAATAAAAGACCAAGAGATAGAGAAATTAGAAAAGATTGCTCTTGACAAACCAAATAATTATTGGTATCTTTTTACGGCAGGTGGTTTCGTCATTGGTGTTGGAACGACTGTTGGAATAGTTTATATTTTGGGTTTGTAAATGAAAGACCAAGACTTTGTTGTAAAATTAGAAAAAGCAATTTCTCAAAGATGGGGCGAAGAAGCAATCGAGAATCCCAAGAAGCATTGGACTCCCGAAAAGGAGAAAAAGCACGAAGAAGAGGTAAAAGAATTTTATAGAAGAAAGTTCTTTAAAGACGAGAAGAAGTCCAAAGAAAACTACAAAGGTTTTTTGATAACCAAAAAACTACTTACTAGAGAAAACGAAAGGGACTGTCCAGTTTGTGATTCTTATTCCTTTTCCGCTCAAGACGACTTGTACATGGCAAAGTTTGAATGTTGTTTTAGGTGTTATGTACAATGGGTCGAGGATAGAGAGGAAAGGTGGAAATCTGGATGGCGTCCAACAAAGGAGCAAATACATGGCAACAACACTTGAAATTATTAATGGTATCTCACAAGTTCTCGCAAAGAAGTACGATGGTGCCCTTGACGAAAACGATGAACCTTTAAAGATTGGTCTTAAGAGAGAAGGCGATGAAAATACAAACCCTCTAATAGACTCCAGAGTGATGGATGGTTTCGGAGTTCAGTTTGCTGGCAATAAACTATTCATTACTTATTCTAGCGAAACTAAACTAAAAGAAGTTTATGGCGGAGGTCTTGAGAATGATGTGTCCTCTATGATTTCTGATGTAGCTTCCTTTATTAAGAAAGAGTACAGAGCACTTACAAAGTCCAGTTTGTCTCTAACTCAGGAAGGAGACGTTGATGTTTTGGTTCAACCAGTGTCAAGAGTCAGAACACTCGTTACTGCTCGCCAGGCATTCAAGATTGGCGGCATCGAAGAACAAACAAATGAAAGAGAAGCGATGGGTATCCCAACGACACCCGAAGCAAAGAAGACTCCTAACGATAAAAGAAAAGCAGACCCTTTTGAGGTCTTCAAGGCATACGATTTCTCAAACAGGAAAAGATGAATTCAGTCTTAACTAAGAAAGAAATAATGCGAGAAATAGTTAAGTCCGGCAGGGACCCAGACTATTTTATCACAAATTATGCAAAAATCACACACCCACTAAAAGGTTTAATTCCATTCAAGACATTTCCATTTCAAAAGGATGCTCTTAAGAACTTTGAGGACCATCGGTTTAATATTGTACTTAAGGCACGCCAGTTGGGTTTATCGACCGTTACAGCAGCATACGTGGTGTGGTTGATGATGTTTCACAAGGAAAAGAATGTGTTGGTGCTGGCAACTAAGTTTGGTACTGCGGCAAATCTTGTAAAGAAAGTAAAAACAATTATGAGAAACTGTCCGGACTGGATACGCATCGCGCAAGTGTCTGTAGACAATAGAACGTCGTTCGAATTAACAAACGGGTCTCAAATTAAAGCATCTTCTACTTCGGGAGACGCTGGTCGTTCAGAAGCGCTATCACTTTTGGTTGTGGACGAGGCGGCACACGTTGAGGGACTTGATGAATTGTGGACTGGTCTTTATCCAACACTATCTACTGGTGGTCGTTGTATCGCCCTCTCAACTCCAAACGGTGTTGGTAACTGGTTTCACAAAACTTATGTTGATGCAGAGAATGGTTCTAACGATTTTTTCCCAATGAACCTTCCGTGGGATGTACATCCAGACAGAGGTCAGGAATGGTTTGAGAAAGAAACCAAAAATATGTCTCGTCGCCAAATCGCTCAAGAGTTGGAGTGCAACTTCAACATGTCTGGTGAAACAGTATTCCACCCAGATAGAATGGAAGCGATTAGACAACACGTCGCTGAACCAAAATATAAAACAGGATTTGATAGAAACTATTGGATATGGAAGGAAGCAGAAGCAGGTGTCCCTTATCTTCTCAGCGCAGATGTCGCCAGAGGAGACGGGAAAGACTTTTCAGTATTTCATATATTCGACACCCTTACGATGGAGATTGTGGCAGAATATCAAGGAAGACAGACTCCAGATTTGTTCTCTCAGATTTTGTTTGACGCTGGAAGAGAATATGGTGATTGCATGATAGTTGTAGAAAATAACACTGTTGGTTTTGCAGTACTTGACAAACTAAAAGAAATGCAGTATCCTAATATCTACCACTCAATCAAATCGTCGCACGAGTATGTGGACCAGGTTACTGCTGAAGCAGCATCAAATGCTGTGGCAGGGTTTACTACAAGTCAGAAGACGAGACCATTGATTGTGGCAAAGTTGGAAGAATTTGTAAGAAATGAACTAATTACGATAAATTCTCCCCGTCTCTATAGTGAGATGAAAACGTTTGTATGGAACAACGGGAGACCTGAAGCAATGCGGTCATATAATGATGACTTGATTATGGCGTGTGCAATTGGTTGTTGGGTAAGGGATACTGCTTTGATTGAGAATAAGAGAAGTATAGAATATAATAAAGCATTTCTTGCTACAATGGTGGCAGCAAAAACTAAAATGAATACTACAATAAAAGGAATGCATGGGTATGAGGGTGATAGCGTCTTTGAAAAGAGGAAGCAGCAGTCTCAAACTTATGAGCAATTTCCTTGGTTGTTTAAAGGATAAATAAAATGGCAGGCGGAAGAAAAGTAAATCCAAAAAATGCACAAAGCAATTTGTTCAAGAAACTAACAAGACTGTTATCGGGACCAATTGTCAATTATAGGACCCAAACTGCAAGAAGGTTGAGAAGAAGACAACTCGACATGTATGCGAACAAGTTTGTGTCTGCTAGTGGAAAGCAATTTAAAAGAATGGATTATAATCCGTTTGCGGGTCTGTACGGTAATGCTCAAAGTAGTCAGAACAGACTGGAAAGGTATGTAGACTTTGACCAAATGGAGTACACACCAGAGATTGCGTCTGCTCTTGATATTTATGCAGATGAGATGACAAACCACAGTGCAATGAATCCTCTTATGACAATTGACTGCAACAACGAAGAAATTAAAGGTATCTTGTCGGCGCTGTATTTTAACATTATGAATATTGAATACAATATTTTTGGTTGGTGTCGCACGATGTGTAAGTATGGTGACTTCTTTTTATACTTGGACATTGACGAGGTTTTGGGAATTAAGAGCGTTATTGGTCTGCCTGGTCAAGAAGTCGAAAGACTTGAAGGTGAGGACAAGACGAATCCTAACTATTGTCAATTCCAGTGGAACTCTGCTGGACTCACTTTTGAGAACTGGCAGATTGGTCACTTTCGTATTTTGGGGAACGACAAGTATACCCCATACGGAACTTCGGTTCTTGAACCTGCACGTCGTATCTGGCGACAGTTAACTCTTATTGAAGACGCTATGATGGCATATCGCATTGTTCGCTCTCCAGAGAGAAGAGTTTTCTATATTGATGTAGGTAATATTCCACCCCAAGACATTGAACAATATATGCAAAAAGTTATGACTTCAATGAAGAGAAATCAGGTGGTTGACCCTTCTTCGGGTCGAGTTGACTTGAGATATAACCCAATGTCTGTGGATGAGGATTACTTTATCCCTACTCGTGCCGGTTCTTCATCAAAGGTAGAGAGTCTTCCTGGCGGAACTTACACTGGAGATATTGACGATGTTAAGTATCTGAGAGATAAGTTGTTTTCTGCACTGAAGATTCCAGGTTCTTACTTAACGAGTACGAATGCCGAAGCAGGTGGTGGCGAAGATGCAACCACTCTTGCACAGAAAGATATAAGATTTGCTAGAACCGTGCAAAGACTCCAGAGGTCTGTGGTGACAGAGATGGAGAAAATTGGTATTGTGCATCTCTATACTTTGGGTTATCGTGGTGAAGACCTTATTAACTTTAAGTTGAGGTTAAACAGTCCATCAAAGATTGCAGAACTACAGGAACTAGAGCACTGGAAGACTAAGTTTGATGTTGCAACCGCTGCAACGGAAGGGTACTTTAGTCGTCAGTGGATTGCTTCTAGATTGTTTAATATGACTGAAGAAGAGTTTGTTAAGAACCAAAGACAGATGTACTACGATAGACAGTTCGACGCAAGACTAGAGGCAGTATCTGAACAAGCGCAGGCAGAAGCTTCTGGCGCAAGCACGGAGGGTGAAGAAGACTTACTCGGCGCAGATGAACTTGGGGGCGAAGGTGGTGGTTCTGGTTTAGACCTCACGGGCGGAGAAGAAGTGCTTTCCGCAGGGGACGAAGAGATTCCTGGCGGCGACGAGAGTCCTCTACTAGCAGCACCGGGTTCTCGTGAAGATGCACCGATTGACAAATCAAAGGGCAAGATTCACATCACTAAACAGATGACTGGGGAAAGAGACAAGAGAGACCATGGCGGTAGAACCCAGTCTTACAGAACAGTTCCAGGTTATAAGAAGTTAAAGTCATTGTCCAGAGGAGTTGTAGAGGAGGATAAGCAACGACTTTCCGAGTCTAACGACACTACTTACATTAGTGAGGAAGAAAACATCTTTTCTCTAAATAAAGAGGTTGCTGACCTAATCAGTGAATTGCACAATAGGAAACCTAAAAATGAGACTGAAGCACAATAAAAAAAGAAATACAGCGTTTTTGTTTGAGGCGCTCACCAGAGAGTACATTAAGGCAGTGGTAAAGAAAAACACCGCTAGACAGTCGCTTGTTAAAAGAATAATCAAAGAGCACTTTTCCAGGGGGTCTGTCCTTAGTGAGGAATTGAAGGTGTACAAAGAAGTCCTTGAAACTGAGGACCTATCTCATGAAGAAGCAAGTAAGATGCTGCAGGAAGCGAAGCAGAGGTATTCATCGCTAGATAGTCAAGAAGTTTTTAGGTCTCAGAACAAGTTGATTAAGGAAGTCAACTACACCCTGAGCACGAGCGTGTTTAATAACTTTGTCCCTAATTACAAGAACCTTGCAACCGTCTATGGAATCTTCAATAACAAGACTTCAATTAAAGAAAAGATGTTACTAGAGCAAAAGATGGTTGATTCTCTTACTTCTAAAAAGGAGGAAGATAAGGTACACATAGACAATATCACCTATAAGACTTTTGTAGAAGGGTTCAACAAAAAGTATGCCTCTCTGCCAGAGAATCAAAAGGAACTACTGACAAACTATATTGCATCGTTCTCGGATAATTCTCTTGGACTAAAGGTTTACATGAATGAACAGGTTGGTCTCCTAAAAGATAAGATGTATTCTTTCTCGGGTAACGAAAACTTTCAACAGGAAGAGATGAGAGAAAAGTACGACCAGATTTTACAACGGTTAGAATCTTACAAAAATCAAGAAATTAATGATACAATGGTTGAAGAAGTACTCAAAGTCCAAGAACTGGTTAGGGAGTTGGAAGATGCTTAAAATCAATATTATTCGAGGTGAGAAGGACAAGGAACCAGTCACAAAAGAGGTTGTTTTTCGCGAAGCAAGAAAGGCGGTTAATGGCGATTTTTTAATCTTTGACCACGACCTTATTGATATTGTAGTGTCTAAAGAAAAGTCAAGACTTTCTACGTTCCCAAAGAATACCATAACTGAAGAATGTTATCATATTCAAAAGGACTTGCTTGAGTCACTGGCACGCATCGGAGTTTTGGACAGGGGAACAATTCGCTCCGGCGCAGTTCATTCTTCTTTGGAAGCGGAGATACTTGCTTCGAGTGAGGATAGTGTTTCTGCTTTTCAGATAACGTTGTTGGAGATTTTCAACTTCCTGCAGGAAGAGGAACCAAATATGAAATCGAGAGAGATGTATAAAGATAAATTGCAAGATTTCTTTTTGGACCCTGATGATGGCGACAGCACGGAACTTGGTGAAATTCCCCATGCTGATAAGAAGGGTTCCCTTGACCACCAGGTCAGACCTTATGGATACCAGTACATGTACTCTATCTTGAGGGAAATGACGGAGAAGTAATGCTTACCTTTACGATTGCTTGTATTGGCATGACTCAAATTATTATTTACGGAAGCATATTTGATAGAATCCGCCCCACTCAAGGGTGGATGGGGAAACTTCTATCCTGCCCTATGTGCACCGGGTTTTGGACCGGCATTATTTTGTGGGCAATAAGTCCCTACACAGGACTATTTACGTTTGATATGACGCCAGTAACGGCGTTTATTCTGGGGTGCTACTCATCGATGGTTTGCTACTTTGCTAGTATGCTTGTTACGGACTGGGGACTTCAGATAAAGATAGAAAAGGAGTAGGTTATGAAGCGTTGGATGTTACAGAGAGTTAGACGTTGCTGTAGCGGTAAGTAACTGACGCGGGTGACCCCCGCTTGAGGATTTGGAATGAGATTAATAAGAGAGTATTTTGAACTGTGTGATGGTGGTGTATGTCAAGACCTTCTCACAGAAGATGAAAAAAGAAGAGTTGCAAATGGTGCCACAATTCTAACTGGCGTAATGCAGATGTCCGAGACAAAGAATGCAAACGGCAGAGTTTATCCACACGCTCTATTGGAGAGAGAGGTAGAGAGATATAAGAAGTTGGTGGAACAAAGGCGAGCACTCGGTGAACTTGACCACCCTGAGTCTTCAGTTATCAATCTCCAGAACGCTTCACATCTTGTTACTGAGATTTGGATGGACGGACAAAAGGTAATGGGCAAGATAGAAGTATTGCCTACGCCTTCTGGTAACATACTTAAGAACCTCGTTCAAGCAGGAGTTCCTTGTGGTATCTCTTCTAGAGGTATGGGTTCAGTGACTGAGAGAAATGGAGTTACTTTGGTGGAAGATGATTTCCAATTGATTTGTTTTGATATGGTTTCTGACCCGTCGACTCCGGGCGCTATCATGTCCCAAGTAAATGAGTCAAGGGATATGACAAGAGAATTGACAAAGGTTGACAAGGTCAACAGCATAATGGAAAGTATTTTAAGAGAAAAATGAAAGCACAAGAATTAGATAAACTAAAGAAAGTTTTAAAACCACTCGTCATGGAGTGCATCAAAGAAGCAATCTTTGAGGAAGGAGTGTTGTCTACACTAGTGGCAGAGATTGTTACTGGAATGGGACAACCGATTGTCGAGCAGAAAAAGCAGCAAGACTTCGCTCCTCTTAAAAGAGATACAGAACAAGTTTCCAAGAGATTGCAGGAATCAAAAAATAAAATGCTTGATGCAATTGGCAGAGAGGCATATGGCGGAGTCAATGTATTCGAGGGAACGGAACCACTCTCTAGTGGTGGAGGACCTGGTGCATCACCATCGCATTCTCCTATGAGTGGTATCGACCCTAATGACAAGGGTGTTAGTATAGATGGATTACTTGGGGCATTTGGAAACAAATGGAATGCTCTAAAATAAGGGAATACAAATGGGAAAGGCAGTTAATTTTGAAGTAAAACCTAGAAATAACGAAGACCAAATGAGAATGATTAAGCGATTCGTTAAGAAGACAAAGAAAGAGGGGTTGATTGATATGGTAAGGAAACGGAGTCAGTTTACCCCCAAGTCTGAAACTAGGAAGTTGAAGAAGGAAAGAAAGAAAAGACTTTCTCAAGAATCAACGAGAAAGTTCAGAGACAAGTTTAAAGACTAAATATATTTATTAATGGAGATTTAAAATGGCAGCGAGCACAAGTTCAGGATTTCACACGTATAGCAGTTGGGGTAGAACTCGCAGACCAAAGTCTGTAACTGGTGCTGATGGTACGGCAGTTGTGGATGTTGCATCTGTAGCAGCAGCAAAGGCAATTACTGATGCTATTACAACAACAAGCAAGGCAGCACCGGCAAGCGGAGTTTACAACACAGAAAACCAAAGGTACTTACATGTTACAGCGACTACAGGTGGTTCTGTCGCTAATATTTTTGTTTACTCATATGCCTTTGGGGTATGGGCAGAACTTATTATCGGTGGCAGTTCTTGTACGGTAGCAACCGGTCAGCATAAGATTTTTGAAATTGATGGAGTTGACCTCGTAGCATTTAACCTTGGTGCGGATACTACAAGTGTTTATGCTGCTTGTTCAACATTCTAGGAGATAAGCAATGGCAGCAAGTACAAGTTCAGGTTTTCATAGATATTCAAGTTTCGGAAGACATAGAGGTATCAGAAATATTGCAGGTGCTTTCGGGACAATGCTCCACGACGCTCTCACCACTCTTCCGACCGCAGCACCATCAGCAGCAACAGATGGGTATAGAACAGAGAACGAAAGGTTTCTTCATATCTATGTAAAGAATAGTCAGAACGACGAGAATCACACCTTAACAGTTTGGGGATTCAACTATGCTTCAGGAGTCTGGGCAGAACTTTATGATGTTTCCGGCAATCAAGTTGAACTAACTTTTAACCAAGCAAAGGACAACCACAGAATTTTTGAAATTGCGGGTGTTGATAGGTTGTACTTTCAGGGGTCTGCACACAACTTTCATGGTGACGACAGGGTTGCAGCAGGACTTTCGAATTTTTAGGAGTATCGTTATGAAAAGACAACACAAAATAAAACCTGACTTCACCATCGATAATATCAATGACTTAAATAATGATACTCAAATCACAACAAAACAAGAAGATGGAACCCTGGCATCGGCACCTTTACGAATGGTTATTCCCGGTCTTTCGTCTTTAAGAACAAATCCTCAAAAATAATAAAATATATCATACATTGTAGTATAATAAAATTCAGGTGTTTAGAAAACACTTCAACTATTTATTATTGAACATTATTCTAATATAAGGGGTAAATTATGTCTTCACTACTAGAACAAGCAATTATTGATGCAAAAGCATTGAAAGACGCTGCACTTAAAAACGCAGAGCAGTTGGTTATTGAAAAGTATTCTGACCAAATCAAAGAAGCAGTCTCTTCCTTCCTTGAAGAAGAAGAGGATGAGTTGGACCCAATGGCGGACCTTGCTGCTGCAGAACCAGACGAGGAAGAAGTAACTGTTGCAGATGCATCTGACGATGAAGCAATGGAAGCGGTACCGACTTCTGACACTTCAGCAGTTGAACTCGACCTTGACGCTATCGAAGCAAGAATCAAAGAAATCGAGGAAGAAGAAGGAATTGCTGCTAGTGATGCACTTGAGTTTGATAAAGTAGACCATGAAGAACTTGCTGCTTCTATGGATGACGAAATTCAGGCATCCGCAGATGCTGACTCTCTTGCGACTGAAACCCTTGCACAATTAGAAGAAGAATTAGAAGATGCTTTTGTTGACGATATCATGGAATCTCTTAAGGTAGACATGAAACCACAAAAGCGAGGATTTATGGGTGTATCCAATGAGGATATTGACCATGCTGTAGAGATGGAACTTGCTAGAGCACAAGACGACGAAGTTAAAGAGCAACTTGAGGCACTTAAGTCTGCACTTAATAAGTTAGAAGAATCTAACAATACTCTTAAGCAAAACAACAAAAAGTTGGTAAATGAAAATAACGAATTGACTGCGGAGGTTGAAACCTACCAAAATGCAGTTGAACAATTAAAAGAGAAGTTTGATGCTGTAAATACATCAAACGCTAAATTACTATACATCAATCGCACTTTGGATTGTAACTCCCTGAATGAGCGACAGAAGAAAAAGATTGTCGAATCAATCGCAAAGGCTGAAGATGCAAAAGAGGCGAAGGTCATTTATGAGACTCTTCAAAATTCAATGGAGACTGCCAAGGTTGAGAGTAGTCCAGAATCATTGAATGAAGCAGCAAATAGAAGGTCTAGTCTTTTGATTCGTTCTCGTGAAGAGAAGCGAAACACATCAGCAGATATTTTTGCTGATAGAATGCAGCGATTAGCTGGAATAAATAAAAACAGATAACAATTAGGAGGTTACAACACAATGTCTGTATTAGAAAAATTAACTGAAGGTATTGTTCGTCGTGACGTCTCGAAGGAAGGTCAAGCACTTCTTGCAAAGTGGGAGCAAACTGGACTTCTTGAAGGAATTACGAACGAGAACCAGAGAAATGGTATGGCGGTTCTTCTTGAGAACCAAGCAAAGGAACTTCTTCGTGAAGCGTCCTCAATGTCTGCAGGTGATGTCGAAGGTTTCGCATCAGTTGCTTTCCCAATCGTCCGTCGTGTATTCGGTGGTTTGATTGCAAATGATTTGGTTAGTGTACAACCAATGAGTCTTCCAAGTGGACTTATCTTCTTCTTGGATTTTGTCCACAGCGATAGCATCGCAGGTCTTGCTGCTGGTGAGTCAATCTACGGTGGTAACGTTGTAGGTCGTAACTTGATTAACGGTGTTGACCTTGATGATGACTTGACTCAAGGTGGACCTGGTGGTTTTTATGACCTTGGTACTGGATACTCTCACGCAACTGGTTCAGTTGTCCCGACCGGCACTGATGCAGACCACGCTACTAATGGTGGTCTTGTAATCCAGACAATTGAGGTTGCATCTAAGTTGGTTTCTGCTCTTACTGAGGCAGAGAAGAAGTTGATGAAGTTTGACCCAGATGTTTTGGCAAACTCAAGTGATGCGATTGCAATCGTGACTACTGATTTCGCCAAGATGTCAAACCTTAACGAAGATGCACTTCAGGCAATTGACTTGGGTGTAGGTACTGCTATCGTATCTATTGACGACGGTACCGCTGCTACAACTCTCGTTGCAAACACACGTTGCATTAGAAGACTTACTCAGAAGGTTGACGCCACTACGCTTCGTTTCGTTCTTGTTAACACAGCAGGAACTGCGATTACTCACGTAAACGGAACTGCTGCACTCGCAGCTGGTGACGCTCTTGGCGCGGTAAGTTTCCCTGTAAACGATAGTTTTAGTGCAGCAGGTTCTCCAAGTGGTCTCGGCGCAGTTGTTGCTAGTGACTTCCCATTGGAAGGTGCTGCTGACGGCAACGCTAACAGGTCTTCACTCGGAAAGGATTCAAGAATCCCAGAAATCGACATCAAGGTTGACAGCATCGCTGTTACCGCACAGACCAAGAAGTTGAAGGCAAAGTGGACTCCTGAGTTAGGTCAGGACCTCAATGCTTATCACAACTTGGACGCAGAGGTTGAGTTGACTGGTATTCTTTCTGAGCAGATTGCTCTCGAAATCGACCAAGAAATCCTTAGCGACTTAATCCAGGGTGCAAAGGCAGGTACTCGTTACTGGTCACGTGCTCCAGGTCTTTTTGTTGACAGTTCGGGTTCTGAGTTGGGTGCTAGTTCTGCTGCTCCTGACTTCACCGGTACCGTTAGCGAGTGGTACGAGACTCTCATTGAGACAATCAATGACGTAAGCGCTCAGATTCACAGAAAGACACTTCGTGGTGGTGCAAACTTTGTTGTTTGTTCTCCAGAAGTTGCTAACATCCTTGAGTTCACAAGTGGTTTCCGTGCTTCTGTTACTGCAGACGCTGACCGTGGTGACATCGGTGCTGTAAAGGCAGGTTCACTTAGCAAGAAGTTTGACGTCATGGTTGACCCATACTTCCCACGCAACGTGCTCCTCGTAGGTCGTAGAGGTAACTCGTTCCTTGAGAGCGGTTATGTATATGCTCCATACGTGCCATTGCAGGTTACGCCTACTATCTTCGGTACGGAAGACTTTGTACCACGTAAGGGTGTTATGACTCGTTACGCTAAGAAGATGGTTAGACCAGATATGTATGGTCTTGTTATCGTGCGTGGTCTCCTTGGTGAGCAAGGCGCTAGTTAAGATTTGACTTAGGTCAATCATAACAAAGATTTAACCCTCGTCATTCATTTGGCGGGGGTTTTGTCTTTTCTGTAATCTATTTAGTTGTGATTTGAATAACCTCCTGGGTCGTAATGCCACTGGCCCTTGAAGAGATATAATTGAGGTGGCTGATTATATTTCGTGGAAGTTCAGGTTAACGTTAACCACATAATAAAGGAGGAAATAAATTATGGGTAATAGAAGATTGGGAGCAAGAAGATTAGATGCTGCTCTTAGAAGAGGTGTTACTGGGAAGGACACAAGTTATCAAGCAGGTGCTGGGATTTCAGATGCTGTAGTTAGTCACAGAATGTACAATGAAGGTGTATTTGTCATAACAGAAATTGTTTTAGACTTGGGTACAAGTGCTGCAGACATTAGGTCTTCGACGGTTGATAGACCGGTGGGTCTCCAAGGAAGCACTGATTCGGCACACTTGATGTTGTGGGAAGACGATATCCATGGACTGCTTTTAAACACAGAAACTTATGTATATGAAGCAGCAACTACAGTAACTGCAATGAGCATTGCGCAGGGTGACGCTGAAGCAGCAATTGACGTTGCGTTAACAAACAGAGCAGATATCAACGCTGGATTTGCAACCAGTGCCAAGAGAATTGGCGCAGCAGTCGTAAATGCACAGTCAGCATCACCAGATGGTAAGTATCTTTTCCTTACTGGCGATGACAATGCAGACACTGCTTTAAATGCAGGTCAGTTGGTTATTAGATTTGTCGGACTTAAGAGCGCAGACATTGATTTGTCATAAGTCATAAGGAGGATATGATATGATTTGTACAGATGGTAATGCTCCTGAGAAAAAGGCAGCACCCAAAAGGGTGAAGAAGGTTGAAGAACCAAAGGTTGAAGAACCAAAGGTTGAAGAAACTGAAAAAGAAGAAGGGTAGAATCTTTTTCACAAACCCCCCGAAAGGGGGGTTTATTTTTTGTAAATAATGTTATACTAGTTTAAGTTAAAGGAGTTTAAGATGGGTAAACGTAGAAAAAGATTAACAATGGCAAAGTATGCCACCAAGTATGCTACCAAAAGAGAATTGCTAGGATTCAACAAGCGAAAGGCAGAAGACAAGATGATTGAGATTGACATGACTTCTGGTGAAGAGATTAAGGAAGAAAAGGTCGTTGAGGTTATTTCTAATTCAGAACCAGCGAAGCAAGTGAAGGAAGACACCCCACCTTGGGAACCAGAACTTCAACTAGAAGAAGTGAAGGTTGAAGAACCAAGTGAGGAGATTCCACCTCCAGTGGTTGAAGCAAAGAAACTCACCAGTAAGCGAACCACTCGCCGAAAAGCAGCACCAAAGAAGACAGAAGAGTAACCAAGACGAAGTCCCCAAGTGTTTTGTTAAGTTCGAGACTATTTACTAAAGCACGGAGGACTTATTAATGGCACTACCTACTTTGTTACCTGCCAGTAACTCAAGTAAGAGCATCTTACCTGAAACTGGGAGTCACGGTAATGTAAATAGATTATTACCTTACAAGATATATTCAGACAACACTAGTGCATTATTTTCAGGCAATTTCGTATCGGGTGCTGTGGACCAGGTTGCTTACACCTATAAGAAACTTGGCGGAGACGTACTTGATATTGAATTGTCGGATGGAAATGTATATGCCGCATATGAAGAGGCAGTATTAGAATATTCTTATCTTATTAATGTACATCAGGCAAATAATGCCTTGCCGAGTTTTCTAGGGCACACTACGGGGACTTTTGACCACAAGGGCGAGTTAACCTCTGGTCCGGTTTCTGCGAGTCTTAAATACCCTAAATTTGACTATGGTTTTTCTAGGAATGTTTCACAGACCATTGGTGCAGAAGTTGGTCTTAAGGATTCTGTACAATATTCGGCATCGTTTGATGTAACTGTTGGACAACAAGATTACAATCTGCAAAGCATCATATCATCAAATACGGGCAGCACTCCATATCTAGGAAAGATTGATGGTAAAAGAATATTGATTAAAAAGGTTTATTATAAAACCCCAAGTGCTATGTGGAGATTCTATGGATATTACGGCGGTTTGAATGTGGTAGGCAACTTCCATAACTATGGTCAGTTTTCCGATGACTCTACATTTCAGTTGATACCGACTTGGCAAAACAAATCGCAGGCACTTGCATTTGAAGATGCGATTTATACTAGAATGTCACACTGGTCATACGAGTTGAGAGATAATAATATAAGATTATTTCCAATACCATACTCTGGTGGACCAACTAAGATGTGGGTAGAATTTTCAGTACCAACTTCAAATATAGAAGATAACACAAACGGCAGGTCGCAAATTGAAGGTGTGAACAATATCAACACTCTTCCATTTTCAAACTTGCCATATGACACTATCAACTCAATCGGTAAGCAATGGATTCGAAGATTTGCCTTAGCACTCTCTAAAGAGATGCTAGGACTAATCAGGTCTAAGTTTGCTACACTTCCGATACCCGGTGAGAGTGTAACACTGAATGGTTCAGACCTTGTTCAGCAGGGAAAGGATGAACAAAACAGTTTGAGAGAAGAACTTAAATCAACACTAGCAGAACTAACTTATACCAAGATGTCTGAGCAAGAGGCAGCAATGGTTGAGAGTTCTGAGAAAGTCTTACAGAGGATACCTTATTCGGTATTTGTGGGGTAACTAGCGGATGAGCGATAATAAATGGAACCAACCTGATGCTCCTCCACCACCACTTTTCACTGGAAAGAAGGAGAGAGACCTTGTAAAGCAAGTCAGTGATGAACTTGTAGAAAGAGTCATAGGTCAGCAAATCGTGTATTATCCTATTTCAATTGAGGAAACAAACTTTCACCCAATCTATGGTGAAGCATTAAATAAAACATTCCTTAATCCTATTATGGTTTATGCACTAGTTGAGTGGAAAGGGTACGAGACCGAGACTACCAATCTTGGTGTAGACAGGTTATCCAAAATTACAGTTCACTTTCATAAGCGGAGATTGACTGAGGACCAAAATCTCTTTGTTAGGGAAGGTGATTTCATACTATACGGAGAAACTTATTATGAGATTGCGACATTGAATGAACCAACAAGAATCTTTGGTCAACGAGAGCACATGATGGAAATATCGGCAGAGTGCATCAAGGCAAGAGAGGGTTTGTTCAATGGAACGGCATAGACCATTCAGCGAGGGTCTGAATGAACAAGAGGGCAAGCAGATTGCCGACTCTCGTATAGAAAATATCGACACAGCAATGTACAAGTTCATTGACGAGCAAATGAATCTTCATGCACACGACGGAAAGGGATTTAAAAAGGTTCCTGTTGTTATGGCATCGGCAGAAAGGTCTGCACTTAGTAAGGGTGACTTGAAGGTTAGAGATGCTGAAGGTGCTCTTATTATGCCAATCATCACAATCGAAAGAACATCGATGGTCAAGAGTCCAACAGAGAAAGGTACTGTT